TGTTCTGACGAGGGGTCTTTTTTTGTTGACCAATCTTCTTCAGGTATATCGCACATCATCTGAATCAGATTGCGCATGAAATCTGGTACATCAGCATCCTTCATAAGGTGCGGATGGATGGCGTGTACTAATTCAGTGAACAACATGCGGATATACACCTCCTCAAAAAGTATCCAAAGTATCTCAGGGTATCCCAAAGTATCTAAATTCGAAATACCTCATTTTATAAACTAAAAGTGATCAAAGAGAGATTGATACATTTTACCATATAAATCTCAATACTTCAATTAAAAATTGGCAAACGCCAATCTCTCGTTGATCAAATAATAATACTCGATCTGTGCAGGGAGAGGAAAGGAGAACCAAATGATAAAACCTAGCTAAAAAATCGCTTAGTCGTAGTCATTCTTCATTTTCGAAAATACCGTGACTCATCACCCCATAGGGCATCCCCTGATCAAGGATGATTCCAGACCTATCGGGTGAACAACTGAATAACTGCAGCCAGCCTACTGGAATAGCTGGTCGCCAATTCTGAAGCGGGAGTAATCCCATTCGGACGGTCGACTATGCCTTTTTGGCTGGTGCACGTCATGTGAGCTCTCGCTTCGATTTTAAGCCGAAGGAGGGCTCATATTATGACAAATTCAGACAATCAGAAGTACTTTATCCCAATGGAAGTCACCAAAGAGACTATCAAAGATTTCATCTTAGATAGCTCGCAAGTAGTTCCAGCAAAAATCGGAAACAAAATTGTGTCCGCCATCATGATTCCGGCGACCAAAGAACAGTACAATGCGTACATGCAGCCACTGTGGGCAGAAATAAAGCGTGAAGAACGTAGCCGCCGCTGCACGGCTAGTGATGGTAAAGGTAAGCTCAAACGTTGTGAATCGGACTGTAAGTCCTGCGAAAAGATGAAGGACGGAGCTCCGCTTTCACTTGAGTCTTTCTTCGAAGAAACAGAGCTTGAATTCGAGGACCCCGACGCAAATCAATGCGAAGCAATCCTAACTGCAATGCTCTTTGAAGACCTTCTCGAAAAGCTACACAGTCAAGCGCCTGAGTTAGCGCCAATCTTCGAAATGCTTTATGACGGAAATTCGCAACGTACCATCGCAACCATTATTGGCAAGCCACAGTCTTCATTAAACTACATGGTCAAGCGCATGGAAAAAATCCTCGAGCAACACATTAGTAGAGATGATTTTGCAAAATAAAATAACGAGGCGGTAGTTCCACAATGGGGCTACCGCCTTTAAATTATTACAGCAGTTCTTTAGCTTCAACCTATCCAAAAAACAGCAGTTCTGTACACTCGCAGAGCGAAAAGCAGTTCTCTAGTCCCAACCCAACAATTCTATTAAGGCCTACACTATTTATGTAAGACAAAAAGAAAGGTTTCCAGCAATCGGAGATTGTTACCGAAAGTCTGGAAACCACTGATTTCAGGCCTTTAATGGCCTATTATTTATCTTTACGTGACATCAAGACAACCGTCTCAACGTGGAACGAACCGTTCATTTTGATGTCTAGACTGTAGTTTAGCATTTATCCGTCGAAGGAAATACGTCGACACCATTTTTTAGTTTTTGCTCGTTCGCGGGAATATGTCCACCGATTTATTACGGCTTTAATCCATTCCCGGGAATAAGTCGATATAGTCTGTTATGTTATATGCCCCGCACATCCCTCGTTACCGCTTACCGCCACGACGCTTGTAATCCTTCTGAATTTCGTCATTCCAGGCTTTGGGCATTGCAGAGCATTCGCGATATGTGGTGACCGCTTCGCTCATCACACGAAAGTTGAGTTCAACCCCCTCGCTGTCAGCGTGGTAGTTTTGAGCACGGTCAGCAGAGATGCCAAAGCGTCCGGCGGTTTCCACCGCATCGATATTCGCGCCAAGGAATATGAACTCCCACCCATAACGAGTCTTCTGACGCTCAATCATTTGCTTGATCCTATCCGCAGAATATTCACGGCTCGAGTTTTCTTCACCGTCTGTTATGATGACGAACATCACCTTTTCAGCTCGATAATCATCAGCGGTATGTTTCTGGGCGTTGCCGATTTTATGAATTGTCCTGCCGATTGCGTCAAGGAGCGCAGTCGATCCACCGACTTGGTACTCCTTTTCGGTGATCGGACTGACTGCCTTGATGTCAATGCGATCGTGGAGCAGCTCGTAGTTGTTATCGAACAGCACCGTTGTGATATGGCATTCGGCATGGACAGTCTGCTGCTTCTTAAGCATAGTATTGTATCCGCCAATTGTGTCAGTCTCCAATCCGCCCATAGAGCCGCTTTTATCGATTATGAATACCAATTCCGTTAATCCTTTTTTCATAGTCGTGTACTCCTTAAGTTTTAATATGACTTAAGGATAGCATTCAACGCCCGGAGGATGGTCACTTGGAGAACGACAAATCAGTTCCAGGTTTTTTCTTTTAACAATTCGGCGATTGTCTTTATATCCGGTAACTTTTCGACACCTAGAATTTCAGTCAGGTCAAACATTCTTGACCCCATAGGCGCTCTTGGCGTTACTTTTTTAAAATCGGTTTCATAAAATTCGTCCACAAAGAAATATCGCTGTCCTGACATATCATAACCATACTTTTTGCCATCTTCTATCGCTGTTACGATTCTGGCCTTCATATCATCGGTTAGCTTGCCCCGCTCTGTTTTATAAGTAATCTTCCCGTCTTTTCTTTCGGCAATAACAATGTCTGTAACTCGGCCTATCGCTCGAACGCTTTTTTGGCTGTAAAGCCCCAGATACTCATGTTCAGAAAAACCTCTGTTGATACTATCGTAATACAGCCTAAGCGTTTTGTTTATTTCGATTGTAACACCGGCAAGCTGGACACGCATTCTTTTCCATGAATCGGGGATTAAACCAGTCGCATAACAATATTCCTCATAATCATCGATAATATTGAGCATCTCATAATCTCTGTCGTCGATAACGCAACGAACATTCTCAATCAGTTCTTCAAATGTCAGATGTTTATGAAATACAGGCTTTGTTTGGGATATATTATATTGGGATAAATATTCATCAAAGTCTTTCATGACTGATTTACTCATCTGATTAGGGTCAAGAGTAAGCAAAACCCTGTAATCTTCGTAGTGAAAGGATTTTAAGTGATTAATCAATTGCTCCTTGTTGAACTGACCGTACAGTTTTGTTTCGACAACCACCTTGAAACTCGCTTGAGTTATGGTTGCGTCAGGTACGCTGTTACGGCTTTTTTCCTGCAATGTGAATATAAGCTCTGCTTCGGCATTGTCTGGCAGAACATAACTTTTTAGCAGATTAAAGAACTTACCGGACGAATATGTATAGAGTCTGGACAATAGGAGCATCGCATTTGCAGTATCTACGTTTTCTTTACTATGGTATCTCTGAAAATAATGTATTTTCATCTTTTATCCTCCCAACAACGGCTGATCGTACTTGAACAGTACCTCATTCATCTCGAAAATATCATACTTGCCGTTCACGATGAAATACTCGACAATTACGTCGAACTTCTGACTATGGGACAGCGCATACCCGGCACGCTCCAAAAGGTCGTCCGTTTCGTCGAGGCTTAGTTCCAAAGCAACTGCGAGGGCAACCGCCGTGCGCTTGCTTGGCATATAGCTATTGCTTGTCCGGATCTTCGAGAACAGCTTTCTATCGAGGTTGGCGCGTTTGTAGACCTCCACGTCTGTTTTACCCTTTGCATCAATCAGGCGGAGAAGCGTTGCCGAGAACGGCTCGTCAAGGTTGCCGACTAAATCATCAATCCCTGCGGTTGGTGCCTTGAGTATGCTCTCCGCCATTTTGGGCATTGGCGCATTATATTGAATGATATCAGCCTCTTCGAAAACTTTACGCTCAACATCGAGCAAATCACGCCGTATGTCCCTATGATCCTCTACATAATTCTCGTTAATATAACTGGCGACTTCACCGAGCAGCTTCTCGCTTACTTCAAACGCAGCTTTATCAAACACCACAATAGACACATCAATGTCGTGATTGTCGAGAAAATTCTGTATTGCAGCGGTTGCCACACGAAGAGCTTCAACTTTTGGATAGCCATAAATCCCGCTTGATATCAGCGGAAAAGCAACGCTTTTACAATCATTTTCAAGGGCGCGTTTCAGAGAATTCATATAGCAGGAACGAAGTAATTCCTCCTCTCCGTGCTCACCGTTTGTATAGACGGGTCCTGCCGTATGGATAATGTACTTAGCGGTAAGCCGAAATCCTGGCGTGATAACTGCCTCACCTGTTTGAATCGGAGCGAGTTTATCGCAGGCGGCTTGGAGTTCATGCGCTCCCGCCGCTTTGAATATGGCTCCACAAACCCCGCCTCCCATCTGGAGTGCGGTATTAGCAGCGTTGACTATTGCGTCCACTTGCATTATCGTTATATCGTTGCGAATAATTTTAAATGGCATGCTAAGCGCACCTCCGAAGCCAACCTGGATACAAGGATTCATAAAAACTATTATATTCCCTCAAAATCAAACCGCGCTTTTTCATTGGCCACAAACCGTTCTGCATCAGTTATGTAGTGTTCAGGAACGATATTGAAACGTCGCACATCGAGAGAATAAAGGTAATCATTTTCGATGTGATAGGTCTCATCAACGTATTTTCGAAGAACGTCATTTGTTTGGCGAAGACGCTCTCGGGCTTCTCCGTCTTGCTCTGTATATGCACGAAGGATAAGCATTTTTATGTATGCAGATTGCTCATTCGAATATCTCTCCATCAGACATTGCGGGGTAGATTGTGAGAGAATATGATCATAATCAAAGTCAGATATATACAATTTAATAAATGCAATACCTTCTGCTATTTGCTCGTCGTTCAATTTTTCAGTTCCTTCAGTATCGCGTGTCGGCTCACTTCGACCATGTATTAAACTGGATAGTATGTTATAAGCTTCCGACTCTTCCCTCGGGTTTCTGTTTTGATGCTCAATCAATTTTCGAAGGCAACCGGTTCTGGCGACAATATCAATGTTTTCATCTAACGCCAGTTCTTTCAGCAAAACCACAGAAGACATAAGATCATAGTTTTTTCTAATAGAGGTACAATTCAATAGACCGTTTATATTTTCAAGATAGATTGCACAAACTGCCGAAGGGTCTTGCCTCCCTGCTCCTACTTGAATATAATCAATTACTGGCTCAAAGTCGTGCGTTAGCATTAAGACGGTCCTCTGGTAAAGGCTGTTTTCCTTATCGCGTGTTTTAAATAATCTATTAATGATAGCATATTTTTTATTGCTGTCGAACGAGGATATCGGGTCGTCGAGTATCACAAGTTCAGCATTTTGGCTGATGGCATCAAACATAAACAGAATTAAAGCAAAGGCATGTTTCTCACCCCAGCTAAGGTGTTTTCCAGGCGATTGCACGTCACCGGGGGTTCCATCAGGCATGATAAACTTTAGCAGAGCCCTTGCGTTGTTTTCGCCATTAACCTCAACCTCGAATGAATACTTAAACCCTGCTATTTTAAGGAATTCATTAATATCCTGTTTCCTGTCATTGACTTTGTCTTGAATATATTTGTTGTATTTCCCGATTTCGCCTTTAAGTACCCCAACCCTATCCAAAAGGCTGTCAATTTCAGCGTTAATCGCTTTCATCTCGGTCTTTGTCAATTCCGAAATAAAATAGTCATCGATAGCCCGAAAATCCACTTTCATGCCTGTTAGTTTAGATTCCAAATTTGCAATATTGTCCCTATCTACGGACGATCCATTAAAAGATACTATAGCTGTTAATCTCTCATGGAGATAGTTCGCTTCCGCTCGAAGTTTGGTTAGCTGTGTTTCGAGAACCTCTAAGTCCTCTTTCACACCAAATAATGACACTAATTCAGCGGTCTTCTCATCACTTAAGTAAGGTTTTAACGCCTCCAATGCTTTAAGTATTGCCGCAGCGGTTTCAACACTGGTTTTATCAAAACTATCCGCAAACACCTTATTAATAGTTTCTGTGGTTTCTGAATCACCAGTGGAACAGTAAGGGCAACATCCCTTATTGCCGAACTGTTCATATCCTTGCAAGCGCCATACTGCCCATTTAGACACGGTGTTTTCTTCAAAGAAAGGTTTTAGCTCACTTAGTTCTGCTGGAGGGTTGAAATAAGCACCCTTTCCTTCGAGAATACCTTTAGCACCGCCCCTTTTGGCAATTCTGTTGCTGCTTGTTAACTTAATTGTGTCTATCAACACCCCGATTTGATTTTGTAAATCAATAATTTCCTGGCGACCGGTTATGGTTGTCTTTATTTTTAATAAGGCATCGTCAATATTATTCTTAGCCTCATCGTACTCCTTTGAGCGAATTAGAACTTCGAATGTGTCTTTGATAAGAGTATCAGACTGGTAAACATACTGGCGAACGTATTCGTCATCAAAGATTAATATATTTCCAGTAGGAAAGCCTTCTATATGTGGTGAAGAGTCTTGACTACTCATTCCATATGGCGCTAGTTCAATCAGCGGTTTGCCTTGAGAGACAAGTGAAATAGCTAGTGCAATTGTTGACTTGCCAGTTCCATTACGCCCGAACAGGATGTTCAGTTTGTTTTCGCAAATGGATATTGTACCTCTTGTGATGTTATTGCAGTCTTGAATATTTATCGTTGCATCAGGCATATCTTAGCCCTCCATTGCGCTTAGCCCATAATTTCTGCGTTTTTATCGGAATTACATGCTTTTTAATCTTGTTCATAGCTAATCTATCACAGTCAGCAAGCTATTGTAGCTACCTACATCGTGGTATTTGACGCCACTCGTAGAAATCTTGTTGAACAGCTTCTTAGCGCATGAAATCTTCGCTTTTTCAATTTCGTCAGTACGATTCATTTCACCGAATTTTATCGATTGCATACTGCCTTTCGTTTCAGCAATAAAGAACAAAGAAGATATGTCTTGAATATCAATCTCTCTTTATCCGGTAATACTCTAATACTTCACGCACAAATTTATCCCGACAATGTTCAATATCCTCGTCTGCAAATCGGTTACTCGCGATTATATCTTTTGCAACTTGCAATTGTTTCTCGTCGAGAACTTTAAATTTATCCCACCATACGTTCACAAGATTACTTTCATCTTCATAATGACTTTGGTATCTATCCGCAAGTCGAGTCCGAAGTTCTTCATCGTACTTTCGGCGGTAAATAATAAACGCTTCTGGCATCCAAAGAATTTTATTATATTCATCAATATCTTTTCCAAACGCTTCCTCAAAAAACGCTTTGCCACGTCCGATTTTACCTTTTGTAGCATTAAGTACAGCTTGTATTGCACGAATAAACTTACGGTTCCAGTTCTTTCCTATGTAATCACGATTGCGGAAATAATTTGGGTCATCAATTGGATGATACTTCATTGGAAATGAGTAAATTGTGACGCCAAGTTCTTCACAAAGATCTATGTTAATCTTCATTCGATAGTATAGTTCTTCTGGCTTGTCTTGATAGTTATAAAGCAGATAGTTTGAAAGGTCGGTAATACCGTATTTAGCTGCTGATTTTATCGCCTTTATATAAACCTTACTCATAGAATAATGGTCAAATGCGATACGAAGCGGGCGAATATTGATTTCTGATAGTTTTGCCATTTTTGCGTCAGTGACCAATCTTGCGTCGACACCTTGGTTAAAATCAATATAGCGTGCGCGTTTCACGCTTCTAAAAACTTTATCATATAGCGGGCGAACTGTGTCGTCAAAAGCAAGGATATTGTCTTTTGTTGCCGCTTCGGCGTACAGCAAATTTAGGTTTTCTCGTTTGCGATAGAAGTCACCAGCGTCTTCTTCGCTCATTTTGTTTGAAAGACGGTCATAGATTCCAATCATCTTTTTTCTATACGCTCTAATATTATAATTAGCTTTCAGATTATCTATGGCGAGGCTATACTCACTTGGTGGCATATACGTAGCATCTTTTGCAAATCCACATTCTTTTATTTCATCAATAATTCTATCAAAACATTTTGATGCAAAAACGTTATTGTCCATTAAAAGCAGGTCTTTTTGTGCACCAAAGCGTTCTTCTGTTTCCTTGATTTGTTGTTTTAAAGCTATATAATCCTTGTAATCCGGTTCAAGTCTTGGCACAGCACAAAATTCACACTTATTTACACAGCCCCTCGTCATATAGCCAAAATACGCATTATTTGCAGGATACTTGTAATCTACCTCATCAAGGATAGAGTAATCTAAAGGCAATTCATCTATGATATCTTTATTGTCGTTATCTAAAATTCCGGGTGCGTTCAACAACCCTTTATGAGGGTTAATTCCAGTTTCTTTTTTAATTTCGTCTGGCAAAATGGTTGACGTGATACCTCCCACGAGCATTCTACCGTCGTGCTTGCAAAATTTCTTTGCATAGTTAATCGTGTCAACCGTTTTACTCCAGTAAAAAGTAAACAGCGTAGTAATGCCTACTATATCAAATTTTGGAAAGTCCTCAGCCTTGTACCGAAGGCGATACACTTTAATTTTTCTCTCCAAATCGCTATTCCGAAAGTCGGGGATAGCATCTAAGGGAGCATATTTCCCCGTTTTGATGTGTTCAATTAACTTAGGAAAGTGCTTACCAAGAGACGCATCTGCAACTTCATCAAAAAACTCCTCACAGAGGAGCCGTGCAGCAAACTCTTTAAGATTTCCCTTGACGAATCGCACGTCATCTTCAAGACGGCGATAGTATGTGGCTAATTTCATTAACCCCATAGGCGGATATTTGTTTTTATAATTAGGCTCAATGAGCAGTACTTTTCGATTCATTGCAGTTCGTCCTCAATCCTCTGGATTATAGATTCAGCGGTCTCTTTGTTAGTTGATGTGACAATAATGCCGAATATTTTTGAAATAAGTTTCCTCTCTTTTTTGCTGTAGGTTGACAGCTTGTCCGTTCTCCACGGAATTTCAGTGTCCTTTGTAGTATCTGGTTCGGGCGGCTTGACAATTGTCGTGATAGGGGGATTTTGAGCGCGCTCCGTTTTAATGCGTTCAATTAACCGTACCATGACGACATTATCTTTTTCATCTGCCTTTTGCTTCTTCTTTTCGATTTCTATTTTTGCTTCTTCGGCCTTGAATTTTGCTTTCTCAATTTCGGCAAGTTCTGCTTCTCTGTGCGTGGTATCAATGAACTCGCCGTTCGCTTCTTTTTCCTTGAACTCCGCTTTTTTCTTCACAAAGGTGTCTATCTTATCAAACGCACTATTTATGGCAGAACCGCCATAATATATGCTTTTGAGTTCATCGTTAAAATAGCGTTTAAGTTCTCGTTCAAATTGATTCCGTATTTCATTTTCGTTAAAGTAATCTCTCTGTGAGTTCGGTATTAGGTCTTTCGCCACAGCAAAAACTTCGCCAATAAAATAATGATGCCCTCTATCTTCTTTGAAGAGCTTTTGCAGTGCGTCGTCATTGCCAATCTGGATATTCTCTTTACGCAAGCGAAGACCTCGCATTTGGCAATCCTTTTGAATGGCCGCCTTAAAGCGCGATACACCCCACCAAATCCATGCGAGAAGATTGCCGTCTAAATCTCTGACATCTTTGAATTCGATGGCAAAAATTTCATCATCGCCTTTAGCGTGAGTTTTGAAGTTCGTCTTATACTTCTTGACTACCGCTTCACCATTTAGCGTGATAGCGTATTCGTCAATATGATAACTTATTTCTTCAGCGTGTTTATGAATCTCGCTTCGGAATATAAAAGTGTTTATATAAGGAACAGGTGCCACAAAAGACAAGTATTCCTTTATTTGTGCAAAATCAAGCAAGTCGGTATTTGCATCGTTAATGTCAACGAGTTCCACCTTGAACCAATGGTCGTTGGGATTCGCCAAGTCTTCTGTCGTGAATTCGTTAATAGCATGAAGAACGTCGCTTGCGGTATGTTTTTCACCTCTGCCGTTTGCGGTAATCAATTCACGCATTTTCTGAGCATTGCAACGCATAGTGGAGACGGTAGTTTCGCCTTTTGCAGTTGATGTAAAAACCAATTCTCTACAATATGCAAGCCCGCAAAGCCTGCCAATGCCACGAAAACCTTTATCCACACCTATTTTCTTATCAGAATCGGCAATGTTACCTAAAGTTTTCTGAAAATCAGCGGCAGGAATGCCGGTAGCATTATCCTCAACACTGATAGTCCGTCTGTTGGGGTCAAGCCAAATATTAATATATCCCTCGCTTTGGAGCAAGAACCCCTCGCGCACTGCCTTATCAATTTGGTCACATGCGTTCTGTATGTACTCACGATAAATGACCTTAGAATCTTGGTACATTCCTGTAGTGAGATTTTCTAATATATTTGCTCCGAAAACGTATTCGTTCATAGCTGTACTCCTCTCACTTGAATTGTTTATAAATTGGTTTAGGGAATTTTATTTTCAGCAAGGAGCGGAAAATCGGGTTTTGAATCAGATAATCGCCCTGTTCCAATCTGGTCAACATGTTTTTATATGTGCTTGGTAAACTCCCATAGTCCTTGGTAGCAGTTTCAATGGAGTTTGTTCGACCATATGCGTGAGTTGAGCAGTTGCCGGTAACCCGCTGATGGATATTAGAACGGAATTGCTCAGCACCAAAAAGTACAACGCCTAGCGAACGACCACGTTCTGTAACATCAAGAATTTCCCTCAAAATCGGCGATGTCTTTGGTGTTTCTTTTGAGGCATATTTATTGAGTTCATCAATGAAAACAATAATCCTCGATGGCGGATTAACACCCTCTTCGCCGTCATATTCGCCCAATTTCAAATTGTAAATTGTACGCACCGCATCTCCAAAAACAAATGCTTGTTTGTCCTCAGGGAGTTTGGCGACATCAATAACACAAACCTCATTTTTACTGATGTGCTTCAAAGCGTCCGCCAAACGACATTCATGCTTACTTGGGTCGGGGCGATTTGCGAACATATCATCGTTTTTAGTCGCTTTATTGATTATACGCTTGAACTTTCTCCAACTTAGCACAGATATTTCATTCGAAACCCTTTGCTGACCTTTTATTGCGGGTTGCGACCTTTGAGAAAGGTCATCTACCTTATCTCTGAAATCTTGCCATGTTGCAATGCGCCCACCCCCAAAATCTGGGTCTGTATCATCAATGATTTTGCTGATGATCGCCTCCATTGTTTGCTGTGGGTCATCAATATCTGCAAACAACATTTCTAGGCTTTCCTTATCATCCTCATACGAATATTTAAATTTTTTTAGTTGCGCATATTCCATATATGCCTTCACATCATCCGCACCAAGATAGGTGCTTTGTTTAGCTGATGTATTGCTCGAAAACGGAATATAGTATTTGACGTTTTTGAACGGTTCTGTGGAAAGTTTAAGTATCTCATAGTCAGCAAAGACTCTTTCTTTTTCGCCAGGCTTGTCGGCAACAAAGTCATTTGGTCTATCAATTGCCATAAGGTCTTTGCCTTTGACGTTAAAAATAACAAAAGCCACACTATCATCTGCACCATCATCGGCTTTTTGGTATTGGTCTTGAATAGCTTTCATCAGGAACATAGCGTATGAAGTCTTTGACGCAAGCCCTGAAATGCCAGAAATATTTAGATGCGCACCCTCCGGACCCAATATGAATTTGGAATTGAGGTTTACCGGTAACGTAATCTCGTCAGCAGTTCCCTCATACATTTTCAGTGAGCCACAAACAAGAGGGTTTTGAACCTTGTCAAGTCCCAACGCCATAGTTATTTCTTCGGCTGTAGCCAGATATACTCGAGCGTTATTATGAACAGGGATATAAAGGTTTTTGTCATTAAATGAAATTGCTGCTTCAGCGTAGTTCATCCCTACGCGCAAAGTAGGCTCTTCGACATTAACATCTCCGAAGTCACTGGATATGAAATTGGTTAAAAAACTCTGTGCGTCGGTTATATGGGAGATGTTCTCAATCACACCGAACGAAAACGAATTGTCGATATGTTCAACTTTGACTATATCGAATGCATGAAGCTTCAAATCGGAGTTTGTCCAAAAGTTGAACTTATCCATTGTAGTCGGTGTTTTTTCGGTGGCAAGCACTCGCCCGATAAGTTTGTTTTGCTTGTTCATTATTGTTAATCCTCCCTAAAATAGATGCAGAAAACTTTCTGCACTCAGATATTTTGACTTCACAAATGACTCGGTGAGATATACAGGATAGATGTGATTCGCCCAACGCAAATCCGAGCCATAGCAAACAGGATTCCGCTCGTTTATTAAGTAGGCGCTAAGCGTATCTACCAGGTCACTGTCTATACCATTATCAACATCTTCCTGCGTCACGAGAATTTTCTCGACTTTCAATATCCCATCAAATGGAGTTCGGGTCTGTTTCTTATCCCTAAGTCGAATGTACCACACCGCAAACTGGATATCATCACCTAAAAAATCGCTCACAAAACATGCTACAGGCGTACGGTGATAAAGTGGTAAATCAGCAATGAATCCAGGATTTGGTTTCCCGTTAATATCCAAACAGACTTCCGGGTTGAAATTCTTTGAGACTCCCAATACCCAACTGTAATTATTTTTGAACATCTGGTATTTCTTTTTATCAGCCTTATCCTCTTTGGCTGGCTTATATTCGAGCGAGCCATCTTTAACCAAATAGTTATCTTGGTTTAACTTGCCCTCACGGACTAGCTCGGCGACTAGTTCTTTTTCACGCTCTATCATACGGTCTTGGATGCACGCGGTCCCTCTATCTTCAAATTTTTTGTCTGTATTCTTTGCTGTTCTATACGGCAGTATCGTAGAAAACTCTATGCCAATCCGCTTTAACTCTGCACATTCATTTAGCTTTTTTGCCGTTGCGTTAAAGAAACCTGGTATCCCATCTGCGTCCGCAATATCCGGCAACGACAACACTATTTCTCGTTTGAACTTCTCGGGAACAACTGTCTTATTAATTCTGCGACAACAGCCCACTCCGATTTGTCCAGCGATAACAGGATAAATTACACTCCTGCCGCCAGACACTTTATAGGCGATATCATCAACCTTAAACACTCTACGAGAACCATCCAGAAAAAAAGTGAGCAACTGCTCATTCCTGATCGCAAGTTTTTTGCTTAAGGCTTCAAGAGAAACATATTTGCGGTGAGGATTGGTCTCGGCGGTCTTTTTCCAGATGATTGAATCATCGCCATAATCAATATAAGGGCGTTCAGCGTGGTCAAGTCCATACTTGTGAGCTTTATAGCTTTTACCGCCGGTTTCTTTCGCCAAGACGGTCATTATTTTATCTGCCATGTGTTTTTCTCCTTTGATTGACATGATTTTAATTGACTTCGACGCATAGGTGTCGGGTGACAACTTACATTTGTATACCTGTACACTAATATTAATCCATTGTCAATCGTAGTGATTTCAGACAAATCACCATTTCTTGTTTATGTCACAATTCTTCCTTTTTTGTCGTCACGCTCAATTACCATAATATCGGTTATATCACAATCAAGAGCCTTGCATATTTTCAGCAGTACATCAGTTGTAATATTCTCACCTTTACCTAGCTTGGCAATAGAAGCGGAGCTTAAACCGCTAATTTCTCGTAATTTCTGCTTATTCATGCCTTTATCAATCAACAATTTCCATAGTTTGTTATAACTTATATGCATTTGTTTACCTCCATCATATTTTGCGTTACAACAATTTTGGATTACTTAACACCATTTAGAAATCCGTAGCGACCTTTGTACCGTCCTTTCGTAAAAGTGATCACATTGGCCCCGGATTGCTCATAGTCCAAATCCGGAATATGTTCTAAGTTCTCAACAATAATCATCTGACCTTCTGTTTGATGGTTCATAAAATATTTAAACAGTGCCGTTCGCATGCTTTCTGGTGCCCCATCATCAACCCCTTGGTCTAGGCCAAGAAGTGGTGTATCAATAATAAGCAATCCTGGTTTGTATTTTGCGTATTCAGCTAAATACTTCCTAAACATCAAGGCAACGACTGTGTTTAAGAAAGCCCTATGACCTTGGCCGTGATTTGTTGCCTTTTTGAGGCCATCCATAACTATATCAAAATCCTGTATGTTGAACCGGGCAACAGTCAAATTTTCATACTTGCATTCTTCCAGTATGTTGAAAGCATATTCATTCATCATCGTCTGGAATGTATCATCAAAGTATTCTTTCGGATGGTATTCCAGTGTATCCCCTTTTTCTTCATCCGGCATCTTATCTATGTCGTCGGCCCAATCATTAGCAAATTGGGCTACCAGCTTCATCTCTTCATCCAGCTGAACATAGGTTCTGTAAGAATTCAGAGCCTCGGTAAGTTCATTCGACCTCGGCCTTAACTGTTCAGAGATTAAATTCTCCACATTTGCTCTTTTCATATGTAGAGCTGACAGTTCGGTTTGAATGGTCGCTTTTTCTTTTTGTACGTCCAATACAGTTTCGCTCAAACCTTTAACCTGAGAAATGATCCGAGATAATTCTGCACGGGAGGCCTCTACATAGAATTTTCTGCTATGCTGTGCGATTTTCCCCTCGCAAAATGGACAGATTGTGTTCTGTGGCATTTTGTTGATTTCTACCTCACCATTAACGATGAAGGATAGACGTTTGATGTCAGCCTTATATTGGCTTTCAAGATACTCGTATCGAGAGAGGAGAACATCGCATTCTGCAGCTTTTTCTCCTGCTTGCATGATGGAACTGAGAAGTTCTTTACTTTCATTCACAGCCTGCGTTATAGCAGCTTCCGTTTCTTCCAGATACCGCAAAATTTCAGCTGGTTTCTTTTCAATGCTAATGCCATCAAGCACTGCTAGTTGCTTATGTAAATCTTCGCGTCTTTGTTTTGCATTAACTATTTTCCCATTTATATATTCTTCTATAGCCTTCTTTCGAGCTAACTTGATTTCCTTTTTTGTCTTGGCATCCGTTTCAGAGAAGTCACGTCCTGTAATTATAAATAACAATGCTGACAGAAATAGTGTTTTTTCGACATACTGTATAGGCTCAATAACCGACTCGGATCTCGAAATAGTATCTTCATCGATATAAAGCATTCGCATCAGGTTTTTCCAAGTTAGGCGCTTCTTCTCGAAATGTCTATTGGAGACAATCATATGTTCATCTTCAATTCCAATCAGACGAAGCAACGCAGAATTGAGTACAGGACGTTTTTGATTTTTCTTGTACTCGACATCATAAGTGTCACTTTCAATTTTTTGAACTGAGCTGATTACCTCTACTTGTTTTTTCCCGACTTCTCTTCGAAATGAGATGTTGCCATCGGGTGTTACCACAATCATTGTAACTGCGGCATAACCAGTGCTTGGGTCAAAAGGTACAATATCACTGCCAAAAACAAAAGCAATGCATTTAACAACACAAGTTTTTCCTGTGTCGGAGAAACCTTGAATGATGTTTAAGCCATCTTTGAAGGTTACAATCGCATCGTCTTTTTCATTACTATGGGCAATTATTCTTTCTATATAAAAGTTTGACATCTGCATTGTTACCTCCTAAGTGCTTTCGTTGATTCTTTGTTAATAACGCTTAGTACTTCTACCTCGCTCATGGGATCGTATTTTTCCATCACTTTTTTTGCCAAAATGCTATAGACGATTGCGTATTCTACAGTTAAATTACTGCAGAGAGCTTTGCCGTTTTTATTAATGGAATAATGAAAACCGTCATCTTTCCTCAGTACATTAACCATGCCATCTAAAATCAGAGATTTTAGAGCATTTTGAATTAGATTCCTTCGGGTAGCAAATTCGCTGAAACCAAAGTCATTATTACCATGTAACGATGTATCAGATAATCCAAAAAACCGACTGTAAATCGCAATGAAGTCGTAAGCTAAAATCCTATCAATCGTCATGCCTGCAGCGCCTGACGCGGAAAGGAGTAGGATGATTCGAAGGGAAATTTCAAAGGCACTGTTAAAAAGTTTAGCCATCGATATTCACCCACGATTTTATCGTTTCGTCATTCACCAGTATGTGGCAGATGCCTTTCTTCTCTAAGTTGCCAATCAAATTAACTATGTGCGCGAGTGTGGACTTGCTCAAAGTCGTACATGTAATCTTTTCCAAAACAGCATTGAGTCGAGCTAATCCATCCGGATGATTGCCCCAATATGTTTCTTGAATTCCTTCGAAGGCATCATCTTTAAGAATACGAAACTGATTCTCACCATCACCGTATACTTCGCGTACTGACCGCTGGATGCTTTCAGCTGCATAGTACGCTTTTCTTTGGTTAGTGAAAAAAGCCTTATGGCGCGGGGACAGCGTGTCAATATCGTCTTTTGAAACTGCTTCTCGATGCAAAGTGTCTGCGTATGCTTCAAACAAGGCGTTTATGTAAGGCTGCTCATGTGGAGCAATTTCCTCAGTCAACATTAATTGAACAGGTAGTGAAATAAATTCCCCACCAATATAAAGCTTTCCATCCATAACATAGGCTGACGTAATTGGAACCTCAGTGATTCTCTTGCCTGTAGAATCTATTTTTGGTACCACATCTGTTTCAATAAAATTTTCCCCATTAGCTAATGCAAGGATAAGCTGATTGAATAATTCGGCACAAACTTCATCTACATCATTTATTGTTGCCGATACACCAAATCTGGCCAATTCAACTTTAAGGTTTTCTTTAGCCTCATCTTCAAGATTCATGAACTCATCGATAAATTTAACTTTACTAAAGCGTCCTTTGATCGTTCGCGCATCTTTCTGAGCAATTTTATGTTTACTTTCGCCACTGTAAATCTTGCCTAATAAGCTTTTCTTTTTTCCAGACAAAGGATTATATCTATCTTCATTGTCAGCTGCTTCTTCCTCTGGAGTAAGAGGTTCACGCATGACAAGGCTCGTCAAATACTGCACATATTCCTGTTGCTGTCTGTCACAGCCAATATATGAATGCATTAGTTTTGCAAACTGGCTGAAGGTCATGGCGTTCCTCCTTAATTCATATTACAACCAAATAAATCTGCTTGTCCGATTTTGTCCGCTGGTATCCGCTGTTGTGGGTCTGGCGGACTTATCGTTTTTTTATAATTAAAATGTAAAAAGCACTCAGGGATTATATTTCCACCATCTGGGCATTTACACTTTTCAAATATATCACTACATTTTGCTAATGTCAATTATTTATTTGCGAACGTGAATATTAAGACAGCGATTCACAAATTAAAATTTTGTACTTACAAAATCGCCTTGTAGTGCATCCGCTGATCACGGATGGTTCAGCGCAGCGAGGCGAACAACCGAATAACGAACAGCTGACTACTGAACAGGAAGCTGCAATCCGAAACGGAGAAATCTGTAATGGACTGCGGTCGGGCTCATATTGCCTTTTTCAGCTGAGCAGCGCAATTCCTCCGTTTCGAGACAACGACAAACGGAGGAATTTTTATGTCAAACCAAGCAAATCAGAACCAACCCACCGAACGCGCAATCTACCTCAAAGACCTGCACCAGTGGGTGTCAGTCAGCAAGACCGACTACGACAACTACTACCGAGACATCAATGCCTACCGTCGAAGGCAGCAGGAACACGGCCGCTGTGTCTGCCCTGCAGGTAAGCGCTATCTCTGCGATATGGACTGCTGGACCTGCCGCTTTCACAAGGCTGGCGATGAACTTTCCCTTGATTACACCGTTACCGATGAAGATGGCAACGAAAAGAGCTGGCTCGATGACTTGTCAGACGATGGCCCCAGCGCTCAGTCAGTCTTGGAGGAGCGAGAGCTACTGGACACCCTTTTATGCAAGTTGGACGAGCTCGACCCCGACGGTTGTCGTATCTGCGAGCTTCTGATTCAGGAAAAATCGGAACGCGAGATAGCTGCCATCATGGGCATCTCACAACAGTCAACTATCAATTATAAGAAGCGCAAAGCGTTTGAGACACTGAGGAAGCTCCTGCGCGACTACATCTAATACCTTGTCCATCTTTCTCCGGTTGCCTTTTGGGTGGCCGGAGAAAAACTTTTCCCGATTTTCGTTCAAACGGCATTCTCACCTCCATTGGGTAGTGGAAAGGGCAAAACGACAAGCGCTCCTTCCAAGGAGGTGAAACGAATGTACAAGTCACAGACAAGACCCCGGAGCAGCGCTACAGACGATGAGCTCGTTGATGTTCTCACCGCGATCAGCGTTGTGTCCATGCGGCTGGCAAGAAAACTGACCTTGCTAACCAGGCTGAGCCAATCCAAGGAAGGAGGAAAAACAGATGAGCAAAATGAGCGAAATGGCCATGACCATCGAAGAACTGCGCAGCGCCGCTGCAGCTATTAACGAAGCCGCAAGCTGGCTGGCGGAGCAGTTCAGCAGCAATGAGCCCTCACCGGAACCTACACCCGCCGAGCCGGTACTTACGCTGGAAGCGGTCAGAGCAGTCCTCGCGGATAAGTCCCGTACTGGCTTCACCGCTCAGATTCGCTCTCTGCTCCAGAAGTACGGTGCCGATAAGCTGTCCGGCATTGATCCGGCTAACTACAAAGCACTGCTTGCAGATGTGGAGGAACTGACCGATGCCACCTAAAGGACACGCCATTCTCTCCGCATCCAGCTCCGACCGCTGGCTGCATTGCCCGCCTTCGGTTCGTCTCTGTGAGAGCTACGACGACAAGGGTAGCGATTACGCCGCCGAAGGCACTGACGCCCACGAACTTTGTGAGTACAAGCTACGCCGAGCACTGGGCATGGAGGCAAAGGACCCGACTGAAAACCTTACCTGGTTCAACGAAGAGATGGCCGACTGCGCCTCTGGCTACGCCGCCTACATCCTCGAACTGGTAGAAGCAGCCAAGCAGACCTGCACCGACCCTGTCGTCCTGATCGAGCAGCGTGTGGACTTTTCCCGCTGGGTGGAGTCCGGCTTCGGTACCGCTGACAGCATCATTATCGCAGACGTCACCTTGCAGATATGTGACTACAAGCATGGGCTGGGCGTTCTCGTAAGCGCAGAAAAGAATCCACAGATGCAGTGTTACGCTCTCGGTGCTCTGGAGCTGTTCGACGGAATCTACGACATCGACACCGTTCGCATGATCATTTATCAGCCGCGCCGAGATAACGTCAGCATCTATGAGCTCTCCAAAGATGAGCTTTACCGCTGGGCGGACGAGGTGCTCAAGCCCACTGCCGATCTTGCTTTCGCCGGTGACGGCAACTTCCTCTGCGGCGAATGGTGCGGTTTTTGCAAGGCAAAGCACGACTGCCGTGCCAGAGCCGACGCCAACATAGAGATTGCCCGCTATGACTTCAAGCTGCCGCCTCTGCTCACGGACGAGGAAGTCGAAGAAATTCTTACCCACGTCGACGACCTTGTCGCTTGGGCCACGGATATCAAGGAATATGCCCTGCAGCAGGCTGTCAGTGGCAAGGAATGGAACGGCTGGAAACTGGTCGAAGGCCGCTCCAATCGCAGGTACACAAATGAAATATCGGTCGCCGACACAGTAAGCGGCGCTGGCTTTGACCCGTATGAACACAAGGTCCTCGGCGTCACCGCCATGCAGAAGCTGCTCGGCAAATCCCGCTTTGATGATCTTCTCGCGGCCTACATCGAAAAGCCGCAGGGTAAACCCACTCTCGTTCCGGATAGTGACAAACGTCCGGTCATGAATACAGCCAAAAATGATTTTATGGAGGAAAACGATTATGAATAACAACACCAAGAAAGCCAACAACCCAATGAAGGTTATCACTGGACCCGACACTCGCTGGAGCTATGCAAACGTCTGGGAGGCCAAGAGTATCAACGGAGGCACTCCGAAATTTTCTGTTTCGCTCATTATCCCCAAGTCCGACACCAAGACCGTCGCAAAGATCAAGGCTGCTATTGAGGCTGCGTACCATGATGGCGAATCTAAGCTCAAGGGTAGCGGCAAGTCTGTACCACCGATGGCTACGATCAAGACTCCGCTCAGGGATGGCGATTCTGAACGCCCAGACGATCCGGCTTACACCAATGCATACTTCATTAACGCAAATTCAGCTACTGCTCCCGGTATCGTGGACGCTGACCGCAATCCCATTCTGACCCGCTCCGAGGTTTACTCCGGAGTATATGGCAGAGCCAGCATCAGCTTTTATGCCTTCAACTCCAATGGCAACAAGGGCATCGCATGCGGCCTGAATAACCTGCAGAAGGTGCGAGATGGCGAACCTCTCGGTGGTAAGGTTAGTGCCGAGTCCGATTTCGCTACAGACGATGACGATGACTTTTTGTCTTAAGAAAGGACGGTAAACCAATGACAACTATTTTGTTAAACATCCTTCTGGGATTGTATTCAGCTCTATGTGTCACGTTCCTGATCTCAATGATTCAGAGTATTCGAGGCGATCACAAGAGGGCAAGACGCGACGAAGAACGCGAAGCTCGGGACAAAGAGTATCACGAAAAGCGTATGCAAGATTTCAAGTAAAAATCTGTAGACGGCGGTAGAGAACTTCTTTACCGCCGTTCCTTATAAAAGGATGGTCAATGATGAAAACACTCTCAATAGATATTGAAACCTATAGCAGCGCTAATCTCGCCAAGTCAGGTGTATACCGCTATGTCGAGTCACCGGATTTCGTGATACTGCTTTTCGGTTATAGCGTGGACAGCAGCGACGTTCAGGTTGTTGACCTTGCCAGTGGGGAGAAGCTACCCAGGGATGTTATCGCCGCGCTCACAGATGAAACAGTGATCAAATGGGCGTTCAACGCAAACTTTGAACGGGTCTGCTTGTCTCGCTTTCTCGGACTCCCCACCGGTGAATATATCAACCCTGCCTCATGGAAATGTTCAATGGTATGGGCAGCAACAATGGGCTTACCTCTGTCGCTGGAAGGTGTAGGCTCGGTGCTTAAGCTGGACAAGCAGAAACTCACCGAAGGCAAAGACCTCATCAAATTTTTCTGTCAGCCTTGTGCTCCAACGAAATCCAATGGTCAGCGCACCCGGAATTACCCATATCACGCACCAGATAAATGGTCGGCGTTTAAGAAATATAACGTCCGCGATGTTGAAACGGAAATGTCCATTCAAGAAAAGCTCGCCAAGTTCCCGGTGCCGGATAGCATCTGGGACGAATACCACCTCGACCAGGAGATCAATGACCGAGGCGTGGCGCTTGATATGACACTGGTGCAGGAGGCTATCGCTATTGATGGTCGCTCCCGCTCGGAGCTAACCACCGCTATGAAGCATCTGACGGAGCTGGACAATCCGAATTCCGTGCAGCAGATGAAGCAGTGGCTTGCCGACAATGGCATGGAGACCGACACGCTTGGGAAAAAGGTTGTCGTCGAGTTACTGAAAACGGCACCTCCGGAGCTTGCCGATGTTCTCTCCCTAAGGCAGCAGCTTGCCAAGTCATCGGTTCGGAAGTATCAGGCAATGGAGAATGCGGTCTGTACCGATGGTCGCGCCCGTGGGATGTTTCAATTTTTCGGTGCCAATCGGACCGGGCGCTGGGCAGGCAGGCTCATTCAGATGCAAAACCTCCCACAGAACCATTTGGAGGACTTGGCCGAAGCGCGCGCTCTTGTACGCTCCGGTGATTTTGATGCACTTGAAATGCTCTATGAGGATGTACCGGACACTCTTTCCCAGCTTATCCGTACTGCCTTCGTACCAAGAGCTGGGGCCAGACTCATCGTTTCAGACTTCAGCGCCATCGAAGCCCGCGTGATTGCGTGGCTGGCCGGTGAACAATGGCGACAGGATGTCTTTGCCAAGGGCGGCGATATCTACTGTGCTTCTGCTAGTCAGATGTTCAAGGTGCCGGTCGAGAAGCATGGCATCAACGGTCACCTAAGGCAAAAAGGCAAAATTGCAGAATTGGCTCTCGGCTATGGTGGATCTGTCGGTGCGCTCAAAGCGATGGGCGCACTTGATATGGGGCTCGATGAAGACGAACTCCCACTGCTAGTCGATTCATGGCGGCAGGCTAACCCACGAATCGTGAAATTCTGGTGGGATGTGGACAAGGCCGCTATGGAGGCAGTCCGGTACAAACGCACCAACTCTACACATGGGATCACTTTCTCCTGCCAGAGCGGGATGCTTTTCATTACCATTCCTTCCGGCAGGCGGCTTGCTTATGTGAAGCCGCGAATTGGTGAAAACAAGTTCGGTGGGCAGTGCATCACTTACGAGGGTGTCGGTGCTACGAAGAAGTGGGAGCGACTGGATTCCTACGGACCGAAGTTTGTGGAAAACATCGTGCAGGCGACTGCTCGTGACATTCTTTGCAGCGCCATGCAAACACTCCGGAACTGCTCCACCGTTATGCACGTCCACGACGAAGTTGTCATTGAGGCTGATCCCAGCGTTACTTTGAAAGTTGTCTGTGAGCAGATGGGCCGGACTCCTACTTGGGCTAAAGGACTGCTGCTCCGCGCCGATGGCTACGAGACAGATTTTTATAAAAAAGATTGAGCATTTTCGTTCAAACCTGGTTTTGACCTCCATTGGGTAATAGAGGTGGACAAAAAGCCCGCCCGGATTGGAGGTCAATATGAGCATTGATAAATTTAACAGCGAGGATTACTACGACCCAACCGCCTACGAAGCCTTGTCTGCTATTGAAAAAGAAGAACAGGCGCTTCGGGCATTCAGGCCTATTGTCTATATCTGCTCTCCCTTTTCAGGAGATGTAGAAGGAAACGTGAAGGCTGCACAACGCTACAGCCGATTCGCAGTGGACAAGGGCTTCATTCCTATTGCGCCGCATTTGCTGTTTCCTCAGTTTTTAAACGACGACATTCCAGCCGAACGCCAGCTTGGGCTGTTCTTCGGAAATGCACTGATGAGCAAATGTACAGAGGTTTGGGTGTTCGGCAGCACAATCTCAGCCGGTATGGCGGCTGAAATCAAGCGGGCCAAGTGGAAGAACTACCGCTTACGCTACTTTACTGAAAACTGCGAGGAGGTTTAAATCATGTACGCTATCACAGAAAAGGAAAGAAATATTGAAGGTCCCACTATCACGACCTTTAGCCGTGACATATACAGCGCAAATGTTCTCGAAGTCGAGGCTGGAACTAACGGCTATCAGGGGGGCGATACCGGTCATGGCAGCCGTACCTACTTTCGCATCGAGAATGCAGGAGGCACTGACATTGAAGCGCATCTGATCGGACCGTATGGCACAGATGGCATAGAGGTGACTCTTGGGGGTGACTGCGAGCTTGAAACAATCATCACGGCGCTCAAATTCATAACCAAGGTGCTGGAGGATGGCGCAACGGAGGTGAACGACTGATGTTTACCCTTTATCACGCCGACTTCATTGGCAACCCTGGCAACTGCTCCTATCCACACAAGGTCGAAGTCACCGACACCGATTCTCTGATCTCAGCTGTTGGACATGACTATGTGTGCGCCGAATACCGTAACAGCTATCGGAATGGTGAAAACTTCATCGGCAGTGATTGTCTGCCGGTGGACTGCGACAACGATCACTCAGAAAAGCCAGAAGATTGGGTACTGCCCGCTGACGTTATGGAGGCATTCCCCGGTGTCACCTTTGCCGTTCATTATAGTCGCTATAATATGCGCGAGAAAAACGGAAAACCTGCTCGACCCAAATTCCATGTGCTGTTTCCCATTGAGCACATGACCGATGCGACTGCTTACCGCAACATGAAGAAGCTCGTCAATTCTATCTTCCCGTACTTTGATACCCAGGCGCTTGATGCCGCCCGATTCTTCTTCGGCACGACCACTCCAGAGGTCGAAATCTACCTCGGCAGTATTAACCTGACCGAGTTCTTTGAAGACGACAACTTCGATACGGACATGGCAGGTGGCCATCGTGCCCATCAAATCATTCCAGAAGGCAATCGCAACGCCACTATGTCTCGTTTTGCCGGTCGTGTCATCAAGAAGTACGGCGACAGCGACGCCGCTTTTCAGTGCTTTTTGGAGGAAGCCGCAAAATGCTCTCCTCCACTTGAAGAACAGGAACTTATGACCATTTGGCATAGCGCCCAGCGGTTCTTTGCAAAGGTACAGCAACAGCACGGGTATGTCCCACCGGAAGCCTACAACGATCCGACGTCCTATATGCCGGGCGATTACTCCGATGTGGGACAGGCAGAGGTACTGGCAAAATACTTCTCCGGGGAACTTCGGTATTCTCCAGCTACACACTTTATCCGTTACAGCAGCCATTACTGGCAGGAAAGCGAACCCGGCGCACAGGCCGTCGCTCATGAGCTGACTCGCCGCCAATTGAAGGAAGCCACAAAGGATTTACAGGCAGCGATGATGCTTTTGAAACAAAACGGCGCTCAAGAAATCCTCGAAAACGCATCAAAAGCAAAGGCTGAATCACTCATGAATGATACTCAGCTTGAAGCGTATAGAGCATTCCTTTCAGCCAAGGCATACCAGTCCTATGCGATTCGCCGACGGGATTCAAAGAATATTACCGCGACGCTAAGGGAGTCTCGTCCTATGCTGGAAATCTGTCCCCGTGATCTCGATGCAGACTGCTTTCTACTTTGTACGCCTGCTGCCACTTACGATTTGCGGAAAGGGATGATCGGAGCCAGAGAGCATTCACCTGAAGACTTCATCACGAAAATGACCTCCGTTTCACCAAGCGCCAAGGGTGAACTGATCTGGCAGAATAGCTTGAACCTCATCTTCTGCGGCAATCAGGAACTAATCGACTATGTGCAAATGATCTGTGGTCTCGCCGCCATCGGCAAGGTATATGTGGAAGCCCTGATCATCGCTTACGGTGGCGGGCGCAACGGCAAATCCACCTTCTGGAACGCTGTCTCCCGTGTGCTCGGTCTGTATAGCGGAAACATCTCCGCAGATACCCTGACTGTCGGATGCCGTCGAAACATCAAACCGGAAATGGCTGAGGTCAATGGAAAGCGCCTGCTTATTGCTGCTGAGATACAGGAAGGCGCTCGACTCAACGACTCCACGGTCAAGCAACTCTGCTCCACCGACGATGTGTTCGCCGAAAAAAAGTACAAGGACCCGTTCAGCTTCACACCCTGCCATACACTGGTGCTCTATACAAACCACCTTCCGAAGGTCAGCGCCTCAGATGACGGTATCTGGCGCAGGTTGGTTGTTATACCCTTCGACGCCAAAATTGAGGGTAGCAGCGACATAAAAAACTACGGCGAGTACCTCTATCAGAACGCCGGTGAGAGCATTCTCGCATGGGTAATCGTGGGTGCCAAGAAGGTCATTGCGCTGGACTATAAAATTCCTGTGCCGGAGTGTGTGCAGAAAGCCATTACGGAGTACCGGGCGCAAAACGACTGGTTTGGCCATTTCCTTGAAGACAAATGTGAGCTTGGTGCGAGTTTCCGAGAGAGCTCCAGTTCGCTTTATCGGGCATATCGGAATTACTGCATTGACACAAATGAGTATATCCGAAGTACGACAGACTTCTATTCTGCGCTGGAGGCTGCCGGGCATGGACGTATCAAGGTCAAAAACAAGCGGTTCTTTACAGGACTGAGGCTTAAAATTGACGACGGAGATTTTGAGGATTTCTTGAGTTGATGAACTATGGGGTAACCTCGATAAAGGTCATATACAAAAAGTCTCTTAAGAGAGAAAAAACCACTACTAGAAAAAGTTCTATATATGACATGCATCGAGGTTACCCTCTCCCTTAAAATCCCTGATGGAGAGAATGAAAATGAGAGAAAAAGCGATTGAGAAAAAACTGATTCAAGCAGTCAAAGCTGCTGGAGGCATCGCACCGAAGTTCACGAGTCCTGGATTTGACGGTATGCCAGACCGCATCGTGCTTCTACCAGTTGGTCACATAGCCTTCGTAGAAGTAAAAGCTCCCGGTGAAAAGCCTAGGCCGCTTCAGCGGGCAAGTCACAGATTACTACGCGGGCTTGGATTCAAGGTTTATGTCCTTGATGACGAGCAGCAGATTGGAGGGCTTCTTGATGAGATACAAACCACATGACTACCAGAAATACGCCACCCGCTACATTGAGGAGCATCCTATCTCTGCTGTTCTACTCGATATGGGTCTTGGCAAGACGAGCATCACACTGACGGCCCTGAACGATCTATTGTTTGACAGCTTCGAAGCTCACCGCATTTTGGTGATAGCTCCACTACGAGTGGCACGGGATACATGGCCTGCTGAAGCAGATAAGTGGGATCATCTCCAGAACCTCATCTGCTCCGTAGCAGTTGGCGCCGAAGCAGAGCGCCGCTCGGCCCTTATCAAGCCCGCTGACATCTACATCATCAACCGAGAGAATGTCCAGTGGCTCATCGAGGAAAGCAAGCTGCCTTTTAACTTCGACACCGTCGTAGTTGACGAGCTGTCCTCTTTCAAGAATCACCAAGCAAAGCGCTTTCGGTCATTGATGAAGGTTCGGCCTAAGGTCAAGCGCATCATCGGACTCACTGGTACCCCTTCCGCAAATGGCCTCATGGATTTATGGGCAGAGTTCCGACTTCTGGATATGGGCGCTCGCCTCGGACGGTTCATCAGCCACTACCGACTGGACTACTTCCAGCCAGATAAACGCAACGGACAGGTCATCTTCAGCTACAAGCCTCTACCCGGAGCTGAGCAGCGGATTTATGACAAAATCTCCGACATTACCATTTCCATGAAGTCTACCGACCTTCTGAAAATGCCGGAGCTGGTCAGCAGTGAATACACCGTCCGCCTCTCTGACGAGGAGCGCCAGCGTTACGACGAGCTGAAGCAAGACCTTGTACTGCAGCTTCCAGAGGGCGACATCACTGCTTCAAACGCCGCCGCTCTTACCGGAAAGTTATGCCAGCTGGCAAATGGTGCGATTTATACCGACGACGCGGACACCATCACCATCCATGACCGAAAGCTGGATGCACTGGAGGATATCATCGAATCCGCCGGTGGAAAACCCATTCTTGTGGCCTATTGGTTCAAGCATGATCTTGCCCGCATCACGGAGCGTCTACAAAAGCTCAATGTCTCGTTCTCCAAATTGGACAGCGCAGAAAGTATCCGAAAGTGGAACACTGGCGAACTGCCTGTAGCACTGATCCACCCTGCCTCCGCCGGTCACGGATTAAACCTTCAAGGTGGCGGGTCTTGTATCGTCTGGTTCGGGCTGACCTGGTCACTGGAATTATATCAGCAGACCAACGCCCGCCTGTGGCGACAAGGGCAAAATGCCGAAACGGTTGTGGTGCAGCACATTGTGGCCAAAGACACCATCGACGAGCGGATTCTGAAGGTGTTATCCAAGAAGGACAGCACCCAAGCCGCCTTGATTGATGCTGTAAAAGCCGATCTGCAAGCTTAAGACAATCAAAGACAATCCGTGCCAATCCGAGGATTAAAAACTTGGAGGTGCGAAATGGAACCCTATGAAAGTTTAGCAAATGCCATTGTTATGCAAGCAGTCAAAGATTATCGAACTGCCCTGCTTCATTCTAAGAAGCGACCTGATAACAAAGGCTACCAAATTGAAGTGGCATCTTTAGAGCGGTTTTTCCGTTCCGGTTGGTTTGGAGAGTTAACAAGCCTGAATGCCGAGTACCTCATTCGAAGAGTGAACGAGGAGGTGCAAAGGAATGACCGCTAAAGAATATCTATCACAGGCTTACCGCCTTGATCAGAGGATTGCCAGCAAACTCGAAATGGTGGAATCCTTAAATGAGTTGGCAATGCGGTGTACCACCACCATAACGGGAATGCCTCGCAATCCCAGCAAAAGCACATCGCCAATGGCGGATACCGTACTAAAAATCATTGACCTTCAGGACGAGATCAATAAAGATCTTGAAAGATTGGTGGATCTTAAGCGAGAGATCAGTCTTGTTATCCGTGAAGTAGAATACAACGAATATCGGACTATCTTGGAGAAGCGTTACATCAGCAATAAGTCTTGGCCAGAAATTGCTGTGGAGCTTGGGTATAACCTTCGCCATCTTTACCGCTTACATGATGCAGCACTCAACAAAGTAAGAATCCCTGAAGATGTCACTGTATGTCACTATTAGTCCCAATGCAATAATGTTAATGTTAAGGTAGCGAAAAGCATCAAGGCGAAGCCTCGCGGGAGAAATCCTGTGGGGCTTTTCTTATGCCCCGAAAGTGAGGTGAACCCATGCCATATAAACCAAAGCGTCCCTGCGCCTACCCTGGCTGCGGTCGGCTCGCTGAGCGTGAGCAATACTGTGCCGAACATCAAAAGGTCGTGGACAAACAATACAACCAGTACCAGCGGGACCCCAAGTCCAACAAACGCTACGGCAGAAGCTGGAAGCGCATTCGCGACCGCTACATCAAGTTACATCCTCTTTGTGAGGAGTGCGAGAAGCACGGCAAGCTAACGCCTGCCGAAGAAGTTCACCACATCTTTCCGCTTTCCAAGGGCGGCGGCAACGAAAAGAACAATCTGATGGCCCTTTGTAAATCCTGTCACTCCCGAATTACGGTCGAGAGCGGTGACCGGTGGGGGTAATCAAATCTCTAAAACTTTTCAAACTGGACAGCGGCGTGGGGCTTCGTGTTAGAAAACGCGGTTTCAAACAAGGTAATAGCCCCTTTCTTAAAGTGAGGTGAACATATTGGCAAAAGACGGTACAAACAGAGGTGGCGCTCGTGCCGGCGCGGGTGCGAAGAAGAAACCTCTCGCCGACAAAATATCTGAAGGAAATCCAGGTGGCAGAAAGCTAACTGTTATGGAGTTTTCCGACACAGCCGACCTGCAAGGTCAGGCGATGCCTGAACCAAACAAGATGCTCGAAGCCGTACAGAAGGACGGTAAGATGCTCGTCGCGAGCGAGATATATAAATCCACGTGGACTTGGCTGAACAAGCGCGGCTGTGCGGTGCTTGTATCTCCGCTTCTTCTGGAGCGCTACGCCATGAGCGTGGCCAGGTGGATTCAGTGCGAGGAAGCAGTCACTGAATACGGCTTTCTGGCGAAGCATCCCACTACGGGCAATGCGATTCAAAGTCCGTATGTGGCGATGGGCCAGAACTATATGAACCAGACAAACCGCCTGTGGATGGAGATTTTCCAGATCGTTAAGGAAAACTGCACTGGCGAGTACAGCGGCGTGAATCCGCAGGATGATGTGATGGAGCGGCTCTTAACCGCCCGGAAAGGAAAATGATATGCTGATTGAGAAAAAGAATACTGCTGAGCTTCTGCCTGCGGACTACAATCCCCGCAAGGACCTGAAGCCCGGCGATCCTGAATATGATAAGCTGAAGCGCTCAATTGAACTGTTCGGATACGTCGAGCCGGTCATCTGGAATAAGGTGACCGGCTGTGTTGTAGGCGGGCACCAGCGTTTGAAGGTTCTCATCGACATGGGTATCTCCGAAGTCGAGTGCGTGGTGGTCGAGATGGATGTCGAGAAAGAAAAGGCACTCAACATCGCGCTGAACAAAATTTCCGGCGAATGGGATAAAGAAAAGCTGGCTCTGCTCATTTCAGATTTACAGGGTGCAGACTTCGATGTGTCGCTCACGGGCTTTGATCCCGCTGAACTGGATGATCTGTTCAAGGATAGTATCAAAGACGGAATCCACGATGATGATTTTGATGTGGAAGCAGAGCTAAAGGAGCCGCCGATCACCGAGCTCGGTGACCTTTGGACCCTTGGTCGGCACCGACTGGTCTGTGGCGACAGCACTAAGGCTGACACCTTTGATTTGCTGATGGCAGGAGCCAAAGCCAATCTCGTGATCACCGACCCACCCTACAACGTCAACTACGAAGGCAGCGCCGGGAAAATCAAGAACGACAATATGGGTAACGACGCCTTCTACCACTTTCTACTCGATGCCTTTACAAACACCGAAGCAGTCATGGCGGGCGACGCCAGCATTTATGTATTCCACGCCGACACCGAAGGGCTCAATTTCAGGAAAGCCTTTGTGGATGCCGGATTTTATTTGTCCGGCTGCTGCATCTGGAAGAAGCAATCGCTGGTGCTGGGGCGCTCTCCATATCAGTGGCAGCATGAGCCGGTGCTCTTCGGTTGGAAGAAAACCGGAAAGCATCAGTGGTACACTGGCCGGAAGGAGACCACTATCTGGGAGTTCGACAAGCCTAAGAAAAACGGCGATCACCCGACCATGAAGCCGGTTCCTCTTCTGGCGTACCCGATTATGAATAGCAGCATGAGTAACACGCTGGTGCTCGATCCCTTTGGTGGCAGCGGTTCAACACTCATCGCCTGCGAACAGTCTGACCGATCCTGCTATACCATCGAGCTTGATGAGAAGTTCTGCGACGTTATTGTCAAGCGATACATTGAACGGCTCGGTACGGCTGACAAGGTTTCTGTTCAGCGCGATGGTCTGCTCTATTCCTATACGGACGTTGTCGCAAATAACTAACCTCACCTGGAACCGCCAAATACTCGGTACAGATTCTTCATAGAAATCACATAAAATCGTTGCTATTAATGCGGTTTAGAGTGATGAATGTAATACCGAAAAAAGAAAGGCGGTTTGATAAAATGAAACTAAAATTCAATGTTACAGGCAGTGAACGTAAGTTACTGGTCGGAACAATTAGCGCGGCGCTGGATACCCCGACCAAGTACCTCGGAGCACCATCCTTCGTCTACGAGATTGGCGGTTACCACATCGACAAGACCGGAACACTTACGGGTCCTGACAACCTTGACCTAGAGGATTCACTCCATCAAGCGGGTTTTGATGCTGACGGCGACAGTCGCGAGTATGACGAACCCGACACCTACGAAAGTGGGCTTGGCGGCATGGGTGCGCTTGACGAGATTCCGGATATTGACCAGCACCACCCAGGACAGTATGCCAACCCCGATGCACCCATTACCGATACTATGCAAAAACAACTGGCTGAGGTCCTCTCCTTTGAGGACCTCAGGATGGACGGCCGCGAGGAATTTGGACTGGGCCGTACCCACCGTGAGAGTTTCCAAGGTGAAAACGGAATGCAGGCAAGCGATGTCCCAGAGCTTGATGAGACCATCGCGCTGGTGATTGAGATGCCGCGCTCCTCCTTCACCGACACGGCGCTCGACAACCTCAAGCGACTGATTGATGCCAAGGGAAGCTTAATAAAAAAAGCACTCGGTGTAGCAACGCTTGATCTTGAAGTAACTGATGCTAAGGTCCGGTTCCCGTGGTTTGAGAACGGTACTGACCCCGACGCGGTCAAGGCATACACAGATTTTGTGACTGCGATCTGCGAGATGGCAAGGGTACAAAAGCGAGTCACCGCAAAGGATAAGAATACCGATAACGACAAATACGCTTTCCGCTGCTTTCTGCTCCGACTTGGGTTCATAGGAGCGACATATAAAGAGGAACGCAGAATTCTGCTAGAGAAGTTATCCGGCAACTCGGCTTTTAAAGACGGCCAGAAAAAGGGCTTTTCACAGGATGACCTTGGTAAATCAAATACCGCCCCCGCTGTACACGCCGAAATCAAAGCAATTTTGGGAGGAAATGAAGATGAACAATAATTTCCCTTCAAGAGAAACCGTCGAGCGCATTCGCAAACAGTATCCTATCGGTTGCCGTGTAGAGCTTCTCCGCATGGACGACGTGCAGGCTCCTCCCATTGGCACTAGAGGCACCGTAACCGGCGTGGATGACACAGCCAGCATCTTGGTTAACTGGGACAACGGCAGCAGGCTGAACGTGGTCTACGGGGAGGATATTTGCCGGAAAATTGAAATATAGCGACGACAATTGAGAACAGTGCCGGAAACGGCTCTGTATCTCGTACAGATTGATTATCAAGGCTTGCTTTTGCAGGTCTATTTTTATGCCCTGCGGAAGGAGGCGACGGCGTATCAGAAAATTGAAGAAATACTCTCCGACCCGATTTAAAGCATCGGATTCAATCTATAACAAAGCTCTAGCCGATTACGCCGTGTCTTTCATTGAGGCGCTCACCCACACTAAGGGCACCTGGGCCGGTAAGCCCTTTGAGCTTATTGACTGGCAGGAGCAGATTATTCGAGATATCTTTGGTACCATCAAATCCAACGGCTATCGGCAGTTCAACACAGCGTATGTGGAAATACCGAAGAAGATGGGTAAATCAGAGCTCGCTGCTGCCATCGCCCTGCTGCTGACCTGCGGCGACAATGAAGAACGCGCCGAGGTCTATGGCTGCGCTGCCGATCGTAATCAAGCGTCTATCGTCTTTAACGTTGCAGCGGATATGGTTCGAATGTGTCCAGCACTCGCAAAACGAGTCAAGATTCTTGATTCCATGAAACGGCTCGTTTATTTACCGACCGGAAGCATTTATCAAGTACTGTCTGCCGACGTCGGCAACAAGCACGGTTTCAATACCCACGGCGTAGTATTTGACGAACTTCATACCCAGCCAAACCGAAAGCTCTACGACGTTATGACCAAAGGCAGTGGCGATGCGAGAATGCAGCCGCTTTACTTTCTCATCACGACCGCCGGAGACAATCAGAACAGCATCTGCTGGGAAGTGCATCAGAAGGCATTAGATATTATCAACGGCAGAAAACATGATCCTACCTTCTATCCGGTCATATATGGCGCAGCGCAAGAGGACGACTGGACCGATCCGAAAGTATGGAAAAAGGCCAATCCCTCCCTTGGTATTACTGTCGGCCTAGATAAGGTCAAGGCGGCCTTCGAGTCTGCCCGCCAGAATCCCGCCGAGGAGAACAGCTTCCGGCAGCTCCGCTTGAACCAATGGGTCAAACAGGCCATACGCTGGATGCCTATGGAAAAGTGGGATGCCTGCGCCTTTGCAGTTGACCCAGAAGTCTTGCGGGGACGGGTTTGCTATGGTGGTCTTGACCTTTCCTCTTCCACCGACATTACTGCTTTTGTTCTGGTGTTCCCACCGCTGGACGAGGATGACAAGTATACCGTACTCCCGTTCTTCTGGATACCGGAGGACAACATCGATTTGCGTGTGCGGCGTGACCATGTGAATTATGATGTGTGGAAAAAACAAGGATTCTTACTGACCACTGAAGGAAATGTTGTTCATTACGGTTTCATCGAAGCGTTCATCGAGGATCTTGGCTTGAAATACAACATCCGCGAGATTGCCTTTGACCGCTGGGGCGCTGTGCAAATGGTACAGAATCTTGAGGGTATGGGTTTCACAGTCATTCCGTTCGGTCAGGGCTTCAAGGATATGTCCCCGCCGACCAAGGAGCTCATGAAGTTAACCTTAGAACAGAAGCTTGCCCACAGCGGTCACCCGGTTCTACGCTGGATGATGGACAACATTTATATTCGCACCGATCCAGCGTGCAATATCAAAGCAGATAAGGAGAAATCCACCGAGAAAATCGACGGCGCTGTCGCAACCATTATGGCCCTAGACCGGGCAATTCGGTGCGGCAACGAAAGTGGGGCTTCGGTCTATGACGATCGTGGCCTGCTTGTTTTTTAGGATGAAAACATGCTTAACATCCCTCGATTATAAACTGTGTTTGACATCTGCTTGTATGCAGCATTCGACAATTATTAAAAGTCAAATACATCCACATGTTTTGGGTGTAAAATATTACTGAGGTGATGAAAATGCGTGACGAAGCATATCGCGATTGGCTACATGGCAAAATATCAAGTCGGCCTATTTCAGATAGTATAAGTCGATGCCGTAGGATCGAAGAATGTTTAAAGTTGGATCTGGATATAGAGTATCAAAAAGATGGCGGGAGAAGCCTTGCTGAGCTGCTGGAATACTCCGTGGATGACGAAAGGTTTAACCGACCTGCACCTTCTGGGATTGATTTTGTCCCCGGTTCAAACATCAGAAATGGTATGGCGTCTTTACGATCAGCAGTGAAAAAGTACTTCGAATTCTGCCAATCATACAAATAAGCAAAGCCTTATAAATCTTGAGCATCTATTTAAGAATAGGTGCTTTTTTCATGCCCATTTTAAGGAGGGTGATGTCTATGGGAATACTGCAAGGAATATTTAAGGCGCGAAACAAGCCTCAAGACGCCCTAGGCGGTAGTCGCTACAGCTTCTTTTTCGGCAGCACCAGCGCGGGTAAGCCGGTCAATGAACAGACGGCCATGCAAATGACAGCTGTGTATAGTTGTGTGAGGATACTATCCGAGACATTAGCGGGCCTACCGCTCCATATCTACCAATACAACGATTCCGGAGGAAAAGAAAAACACTTACAGCATCCGCTGTATAAACTGCTCCATGACGAGCCAAACCCTGAGATGACTTCGTTTGCGTTTAGAGAAACGCTGATGAGTCATCTTTTGTTATGGGGAAACGCCTACGCGCAGATCATACGAAACGCTCGCGGTGAGGTCCTTGCGCTTTATCCGCTGATGCCAAACAAAATGACGGTCGACCGGGATTCAAACGGTCGGCTTTTCTATTTATACCAGCGCAGTAACGAGGACACTCCCTCCCTCGGCAAAGACAGCCAGGTCTATCTGTCTCCCTCTGATGTTCTTCATATTCCTGGCCTGGGCTTTGACGGACTGGTTGGCTACTCTCCCATTGCGATGGCGAAGAATGCCGTGGGATTGGCCATTGCCACCGAGGAATACGGTGCGAAATTCTTCGCTAATGGAGCTGCTCCGGGCGGCGTGCTGGAACACCCCGGCACCATCAAGGACCCACAGAAAATTAAGGAATCCTGGAACGCAGCCTATCAAGGCAGCGGAAACTCACATCGGGTAGCCGTTCTTGAGGAAGGCATGAAGTATCAGCCCATTGGGATCTCACCGGAGCAGGCGCAGTTTCTGGAGACGAGAAAATTTCAGATCAATGAAATCGCCCGTATTTTCAGGGTCCCACCTCACATGCTGGCTGACCTTGAGAAATCGTCCTTCTCCAACATCGAACAGCAATCACTTGAGTTCGTGAAATACACCCTCGACCCTTGGGTAGTGCGCTGGGAACAGTCCATGTGCCGCGCACTTCTCATGGAAAGCGAAAAACCGAAGCTGTTCATTAAGTTTAATGTGGACGGGCTGCTTCGAGGCGACTATATGAGCCGAATGAGCGGTTACGCAACCGCACGTCAGAATGGCTGGATGAGCGCCAACGACATCCGGGAGCTTGAGAATTTGGACCGCATCTCGGCAGAGCTTGGTGGCGACCTCTACCTGATTAACGGCGCAATGACCAAACTGCAGGACGCAGGTGCGTTCGCAAATATGAAAGAAACGGAGGAAACCGAATGAAGAAATTCTGGAACTGGGCACGGGATGATAATACCGGTGTCCGAACACTCTACCTTGACGGCGTGATTGCCGAAGATTCATGGTTTGACGATGATGTAACCCCTAAGGCATTTAAAGCGGAGCTTACTGCTGGTGAGGGTGACATTGTTATTTGGCTTAACTCTCCCGGTGGCGATTGCATTGCGGCTAGTCAGATCTATGCCATGCTCATGGATTACAAAGGCAAGGTAACCGTGAAGATTGATGGTATCGCTGCATCTGCTGCATCAGTAATCGCAATGGCCGGAACAACCGTGCTGATGGCACCGACTGCCCTCATGATGGTGCACAACCCGCTGACTGTAGCTATCGGAGACAGCGAGGAAATGCAAAAAGCCATCGCCCTGCTCTCGGAGGTTAAAGAAAGCATCATCAATGCCTATGAGATCAAAACAGGACAATCTCGGGCAAAGCTGTCTCACCTGATGGATGCGGAAACCTGGCTCAATGCAAAGAAAGCTATCGAGCTTGGTTTTGCAGATGGCATCCTTCAGGACGAAAAGAAACGACTACAGACCGAGGATTTCACCTATGCCTTCAGCCGCAGAGCCGTTACCAACTCTCTGTTGGACAAGGTAAAGCCTAAGCTGCCTAAACAACAAGCAGGTACACCTGTTGAGTCGCTGGAGAAGCGGCTCTCTTTAATTCAACACTAAATTTGAGGAGGAAAATACAATGAACAAAATTCTTGAACTGCGCGAGAAGCGCGCAAAAGCATGGGAAGCAACTAAGGCTTTCCTCGACACCAAGCGGGGCTCTGACGGACTGGTTTCCCCTGAGGACACAGCAACCTACGAAAAGATGGAGTCAGATGTGGTCGCCCTTGGTAAAGAAATCGACCGTCTGGAAAAGCAGGAAACACTCGACCGTGAGCTTTCCAAGCCCCTGAACACACCCCTTACGGGCAGACCTACTCTTCCGGGCATGGAGACAAGAAGCGGCAGAGCATCTGACGAGTACAGAAAAGCGTTCTGGAACGCGATGCGCACTCGTTCTGGCGAAGGACTTGACCCTGTTATCAGAAATGCGCTTCAGATCGGTACTGACACTGAAGGCGGCTACCTTGTGCCGGATGAATTTGAGCGTACCCTTGTGGAAGCCCTCGATGACGAGAACATTTTCAGAAGGCTCGCCAAGGTCATCACCACATCTTCAGGCGACCGTAAAATCCCAGTCGTAGCATCCAAGGGCACAGCCTCCTGGATAGACGAGGAAGGTGCAATCCCTGAAAGCGATGACAGCTTTGGTCAGGTATCCATTGGAGCTTATAAGCTCGGGACCATGATCAAGGTTTCTGAGGAACTGCTTAACGACAGCGTATTCAACCTTGATACCTACATTGCTAAAGAGTTCGCCAGACGTATCGGGAACAAGGAAGAAGATGCCTTCTTCACCGGTGACGGCTCCGGAAAACCTACCGGCATCCTTGCAGCTACTGGTGGCGCACAGCTTGGCGTAACCACTGCGAGCGCCACTGCCGTCACCATCGACGAGGTGCTTGACCTGTTCTATTCCCTTAAGGCACCGTACAGAAACAAAGCAGTGTTCGTCATGAACGATGCCACTGTTAAGGCAATCCGCAAGCTGAAGGACGGTCAGGGACAATACCTCTGGCAGCCTTCACTCCAGGCCGGTACGCCTGACACCATCCTGAACAGACCTGTTTACACTTCAGCTTATGTCCCTAACATCGCCGCAACTGCTAAGTCCATCATATTCGGTGATTTTGGTTACTACTGGGTTGCCGATCGTCAGGGTCGTGTTTTCAAGAGACTCAATGAACTTTATGCAGCCACCGGTCAAGTTGGCTTTGTCGCAACTCAGCGTGTCGATGGAAAGCTAATTCTGCCGGAGGCTATCAAAGTACTCCAGCAGAAGGCTTAACGGAGGTGCATCATGAGCTATAACGCGAAGAACTACACCGAACAAGGCGGCGAAAAAACCGTCATTGGCGGTACGCTTGAAATCAAGGAAGGAGCCTCGGTGACGGGGCTTCCTTCACAGTTCACTTCGGCTGAAAACCAGTCAAGACTCTACTGCTACAACCATTGCGGGACTCGTAGTCGATTTCAATGCGCTTATGACAAAACTGAAAGCTGCCGGACTTATGGCGGCAGATAGTTAGGAATAAGGAAAGGACGGTGACGGTATGACACTGCTAGAAAAAGTTAAGGCAAACCTCATTCTTGAACACTCGGCTGATGATGAACTTTTGCAGATGTACATCACCGCTGCCGTCAGGTATGCCGAGAGCTATCAGCATCTGCCGGAAAGCACCTATACCGAAAACGCAATGCCGCCTACTACAGAACAAGCCGTTATCATGCTATCGTCCCATTTCTACGAATCAAGGGACGGCAGCACGGGCGGCTTTTTTGCTGACAATGTCCAAGCAGGACAGCAGGTGTGGAATACGGTCGACCTTTTACTCCGGCTGGACCGGGATTGGAAGGTGTGATTATGAGCTATGGAAAGATGAACACCTTCATCGACATCGTGGAAAAAGTGACCACCAAAGATCAGGAGGGTTTTCGGACGGAAATCGACAACATCATCGCCTCTGTCAAAGCGTATCGGGAGGGTCGGCACGGCAATGAGGAGTGGGCCAATCGAGCATCGTTCTCTGAAGCCACCGACCTTTTTCGTTTTCGACGAATCCCCAACGTAAGCATCACAACCGCAATGGTTGTCGTGAACAAAGACGGGCGTTTTGAAATCACCTCGGTCGAGGATGTCAAAGGACGTGGGATGTACATTGAGGTCCTTGCCAAGGAGGTGATCTCCAGTGGCTAAGGCAGCATTTAAAATGCCAGATGAATTTCTGTTAAAGTTGTCCAGACTTGGCGAGAAAACTGATGAAATTATCCCTCTTGTTCTAAAAGCAGGTGGCGAAGTTGTGGAAGAAAAGGTGAAAAGCAACTTGCAAAGTGTCATCGGCAAAGTTACTCAGGGAGAAAGCCGCTCCACCGGAGAACTTGTCTCTGCGCTTGGTGTATCTTCAGCAAGACAGGATAAGGACGGTAATTTCAACGTCAAGGTCGGTTTTTCTGAGCCGCGCCTGGACGGGAAAAGCAATGCTATGATTGCGGGCGTTTTGGAATATGGGAAGCATGGCCAACCGCCAAAGCCTTTTCTGAAACCCGCTAAATCAGCAAGCAAAAAGGCATGTGTTGATGCGATGGTCACGGCCTTTGAAAAGGAGGTAGAAAAAATATGAGCTTCTTAAGCGAATTGACTGCGCTCGTATCTCCTCTGATTCCTGTGGAAACGGGTGTGTTTTCAGAGACTGCACCAGACCGTTATGCTGTGATCACGCCGATGGTAGATACGTTTGAACTTTACACCGACGATAAACCACGGCACGAAATACAAGAGGCACGGCTATCACTCTTTGATAAGGGAAATTACACAGCGATGAAAAACCAAATAGTCCGCAATCTGATAGATGCGGATTTTACAATAACGGACCGCCGGTATATCGGACATGAGGATGATACCGGCTATCACCATTACGCCATCGATGTGGCGAAAAATTACGAATTGGAGGAATAACCAATGGCAACAATCGGA